CTGAGAAGCGCAGACAGAAGCATGTGATCACGCTGCTGGAAGACAAGGTGGAGCTCCATTGCACTGGAGCTTGTACTGTCGAGGAGATCTCCCAGCAGCTGGAGCTGACAGAGGCAGCTACTCAATGGAAGGAGGCCCAACGCATTGAGGTGGCGCAAAGGCTCTGCTCTCAACTTGCAGAGGGATATCTGCACCAACATCAAATGCCTGTCTTTGAGATCACAGGGCTACCTCCACTACTGCAGGACTATGTAGGCAATGTGTCAGAGCTCACAGGCTCAGACACTATCCTGACTACCATTGCAGCCCTCAGCACGCTAAGCGCCTATGCCATGCACAGACGCAAGCTAGTGGGCTACTTCCAAGAGCTGCATCCCTGCATCTGGAGTTTGACGTTAAGCGCAAGTGGAGCCTTCAAGAGCACCGGACTCAGGCTAGGTACGCAAGTACTGAGGGATATGGACGGTGAGCTGCTCAAGCACATCAAGGCAGCAGAGGAGGCTGAGGACGAGTTGCGCAAGTCTACGCTACAGAAGCAGCTGAGGAGCCTGCCAGATTCATTCAGCTGGCAGGGGCTCCTCGACAAGCTCCATGAGCAGGGTGGAGGCCTGATGATGCAGTCAGAGTTCAGTAGCTTCCTGCACAACCTGGGCGCTAAGTGGAACGAGGGAGCCAAGGCTAGGTTTACTTCCATCTATGATGTAGTGGAGCCGATAGAGGAGCGTACCAGAGGCAATGCCACCATCCGCATAGAGGAGCCCTACATCTCCATCTGTGGAGTCAGTACCATTGAGTTCATCAGAGAGCTCATTACGACAGAAGATGTCAGAAGCGGCTTCCTGCCACGTTTTCTTATGTTCTCCCCTCCTAGTACCAGTAATAGCATTCCAGCGGCTTTACCAAGTGTTGCAACATGTTGCAACAGTAAGGAGTGGGATAGCTATCAGCGACTTTCCAGACTTTGCCAATATTTACTGCATTCTGAGCTCAAGGTGGGCAGTGCCAGCAACATGAGCCCCGAAGCCAGGGAAAGCTACACCCAGCATCATGATGCTATCTATCAGTGGGTCTTTGAGCAGGAGCAGGGAGTCCAAAATGCGCTCTTCAGCTTTGCCAAGCGCTGGGGCCCATCGTTACTCAAGCTAGCAATGCTAATGCAGCTGCTCATCAACCCAAGGCAGGTAGAGCCCGATGAAGAAGCCATTCATAGCGCCTACCAGGTGCTGCTCTACGCAATGGGCTCCACCAAGCAGCTGCTTACTCAAGACCTGGGGCAATCTCCACAGCTGGTGAAGGAGTCCAAGCTGCTGACCTACATTGCCAAGCGTGGAGGGAGCCTCAGCTATCGGCAACTGTTGCAAAGCCATGCCCTGACCGGAGGTGTGCGAGAGTATGACTACATCGTGGAGACTCTGGAAACCAAGGGAAAAATCAAGCTCACTGGAGACACTAAGGGCTCACGCCAAGTGGAGCTCTGTTGAGCCTAATCGGGGTAGAGGAGGGAGTAGTAGTTATAACTACTACGTACTCCCTCCTCTGCTCACCCCTCAAAACTACAGCCTCACAGCCCTATGCCTAGAGATGAAAAAAAACGCTACGAAGCCTGGAAAAACAAACGCAAGAAGGAGGGACAGAATCGCTGGGAGAAGCTCAGGGAAGACCCAGACTTCTGGGAGCAGTTCCTAGCCCAAATTAGCGAGAGAGGCAGACTACGAGCTCACCTGACGCTCTGGGAGATCCCATTCTCTGCCTACTATCGCTGGATAAATGCCAACCCTGAGCGCAAGGCTGATGTCGCTGCAGCTCTGGAGGCTGCAGGCCACAGCTATGCAGAAGCTGCTGCTGATGACATAGATGGCTTTGACATGACTGACCCAAGGTTTGCCAGACTACGGCTGGAGCAGCAACGCTGGTTTGCTACCAAGTATGCTCCAGATACCTACGGAGATAAGGCCAAGCTGGAAGTTGAGCACTCCAACAAGCAACAAGATCATCTAGCTGCTCTGAAGGAGCTGGCCCAACTGAAAACCCTACCTCACCTAAAGGTGATTAACCCAAAGGAAAGCGATGAAGATTAGTAGAAACCGTCTGAGCACAGAGAGCTACTACCGCATCTGTGAGCTGATGAAGTCCAAGAAAGCCCAATGGGAAGATTTGCCAGCTGTGAGCCTCTGCCAGAAACTGGAGAAGCTTGGCTATGCCGTGGCTCCCTGGCAGTTGCGCAAGATGAGAAAAATGCTGGGCTGGAAGCTGGTCACCAAGCCATCTAAGCAAGAGACTTCTGCCCTGCAGAAATGGCGTGAGCTCCGTAAGCACAAACAGGATAACCAAGAGCTGCTGGTGACCGTCAACCGTCAACGAGCCACCATAGAAGAGCTCAGCGCCCAGCTGACTACCCTGCAGCAAGAGCTCAAGCGCCATGTCTGGTAAGACCATTGAAGTGAAGGAGCTGGCCCAAGAGCTCAAGGTGGATAGCTCCCGAATACGGCAGATGATGAAGTTCCTGCAGATACAGAGCACTGGAATTGGCAATGCTGGACAGACTCAGGTGCTGCACGTGGAGGATGCTGAAGCCATCCGCCACTACAAGCATAGGCCCAAGCACTCAGGCTTCACCAGTTTGCAAGACCAGCAACGTAGGTTGAAGATCACTCTGGAAGATGTTGAAAAACTGTTGCAACAGCTAAATCTAGAGCCTCAAGAGCTTTCGCCAGGGTATCTCTACCTGACTCTGGAGGAAGCACTGCAACTTAGGGAACAGCACTATCTGAACCTCATAGAGCAGCTGGGTGACTAACTACGCTACCTACCAGAATCCCATGCTGCTGAAGCCTCTCAGCCAGAGGCTTCAACTGCGCCTGGAGAAGCTTAGGGAGCGTAAGCCACTGAAGTACTGCAAGCTCTGTGATTGCTGGAAGCCCAGCTCCAAGCGCTATTGGAGTGAAGCCCATAAGGTGTGCAGGTACTGTCTGTACCATAGGTACTGAGGGAGTAATTTGGGGAGGGGGTATAGCCACGGAACAAACCCCAAGATGACTCACGGGCGGACGGGGTCATCAGCCCAGAAAGGCAAAGCGCTGCGGCTATGGTATCCGCTGCTCTGCCCAGTAAACATGAGGCCTGGCTGGTGGCAACCGTAATACGTTAACCGTAAAACCATAGGAAAACGCAAACTTCTGGCCCAAATGCGCAGCTGGGCCCCCCCCCTCGCTGCTTTTGGGGCCGAAATAGTTTGAGTACCTAAACACCCCCCAGTTTTTTAAAATTTTTGGTAGCAGAGGCTAGCCTAACCAGCACAGGGCTTTTCATTCTTTTCTCCCTGAGCCGCAACCAATAGGCAGTTTCCCGCATGCCTGCCAACGGTCTGCTACCCCAGCACTAGCCAGTAGAGGCGCTGCAGATAGCTCCTGCACAGGGTGACCTTTTATGGACTCAGCACCCTGAGCCGCAACCGATGTGTAGTTGAAGAGAGCGGCTACTAAGGTCTACTGGCCTTCACCCCAGCAACCATCAGTGTTGCAACATTCTGCAACAGCCATAGGAAGGCGCAAATGCAAGAATCATTTGAAGACAAGAACACACCAGAGAGTGAGGCCAGAGAGGAGGAATTCAAGCAGTACTACGAAAGGGCTTACCCTTACGTGGAGCTGAAGCACAACGGCAGGTTCCACGAGCTGGACTTCACAGCCGTGGACATCAGCTGGGTAGAGGAGAAGAACAAGGAGAACAACAAGGTACAGTGCTACATAGAGCTCAAGGGGCAGAAGACCAGACCCCAAAGGGTGCAGGCCTTCAACCAGGGGAAGTTTACAAGGATGCAGCAGCTCTGGGACTACCAGAAGATCACCAGCAAGGTGTACTTCCGTTACTTTGAGCAGGACGAACCTGGCATCTACTGGCTTTGGGAGCCTTATACGGGCAGAGGCTGGAAGAAGGCTTTCCAGGGGCATTGGATGCAGGGCAATGGGATTATCTATTTCCCACTGGAGGACTTGGAGCAGGTAAACTTCAACACGCTGATAGAGCAACAGGAGAGGCTGTATGGGATTTAGTGCAGAGGAGAGACGCAAGTACTTAGGGGGAAGTGATTGTGCAAGCGCTGCTGGCATGAATGAGTGGCAGAGCCGCTACCAGCTCTATCAGCAGAAACTGGGGCTAGCACCAGCGTTCAGCGGCAATGCTGCCACGCACTGGGGCAACATGCTGGAGGAGCCTTTGCGGCAGGTAGCAGCAAGGCAGACAGGGCTCAGGTTTCGCAGAAGCAGCAAGACATTTCGCCATTCGCAGTTTGGGTACTGCGTGGCTCATGTGGATGGGTTGCACCGTGAGGCTGGCTTGGAGGTGAAGACTGCAAGCTTTCGGAGCAAGAAGAAGTTTGCACCCACTGGTGAGGTCATCATGGAGCCTGGAGAAGGGCTCCCCCTAAACTACTACTGTCAGGTGCAGTGGTACATGATGATCACAGGCAAGAGTCTCTGGTATGTGATAGTAGGCATCTTGGGTGAGAATGACATACGGCTCTACAAAGTGCCCTACAACAAGAGCTTTGCGCAGCAGCTCCTCGACAAGTGTACCCACTTCTGGGAGGAGCATGTACTCAAGCAGGTTCCACCAGAGCTGGAGTTTTTGGCAGACATGGAAGCAGCCTATCCAAGGGGGAATGATGAAACAGTGGAGTGTCCTCAGTCGCTGGTGGTGGCAGTGGAGCAGTATCGCAAGTGCAAGCAGAAGCAGAAGCAGCTGCAGGAGCAAATGGCGTTACATGAAGCGCAAATTAAGGGGCACATGCGTGAGGCTCAGACGTTGGTATCTCCAGCTACGGGCTTGGTACTGGCAACATGGAAAGACCAGAGCCGCAAGGTCTTGGACACAAAAAAGCTCAAGGAAGAGCAACCAAAATTGACAAAAGCCTACGAGCTTGAAAGAACGAGTAGAGTTTTCAAGCTTGTGGAGCTAGAGGATTTTGGATGAAGCACAGAGATTAGTTTTAGGCTGGCCTCCCAGCGTCAATGGCTACTGGAGACAATTCCAGGGCCGCACCATCCTTAGCAAGGCAGGGAGACTGTACAAGCAGTCTCCTGCCCCCTCCTTTCAGCGCTACACAGCTCAAGACCGTTTAGCAATCAGCATAGAGTACTATCCACCATCAAAGGCGGCTAGGGACTTGGACAACCATGCCAAGGCAGTGCTTGACCTCTTGATGCACTGGGGAGTCTTCCCAGATGACTCTCAGGTGGATGAGCTGCATTTGTATCGTAGAGATATCCAACGCCCAGGCAGAGCTGAAGTAACGATTAGCAAATTATGAGCAAAGGCAATGTCTATCGTGAGTTTCTGGAGCGCTACTACGATGACCCCAATGGGTTTGTCATTAACGTACTGAAGGTCACCCCTCAGCCTTGGCAGGAGGAGCTCCTCAACCAGTTCTCCAGAGGAACCAGACGTTGCTCAGTCGCAGCAGGCCACGGGGTGGGCAAGAGTGCAGTAACGTCTTGGGCCATGCTGTGGTTTCTGCTGACAAGATACCCCATCAAGCTGGTAGCCACGAGCCCTACCCAGAGCCAGCTTTTTGATGTGCTGGCTGCGGAGGTCAAGCGCTGGATTACAGAGCTCCCAGAGGCTCTGAAAGAGCTCTTGGTAGTCAAGAGTGAGCGCATTGAGTTGGCAGCATCTCCTACGGAGGCTTTCCTGAGCTTCAAGGTGAGCCGCAAAGACCAGCCCGATGCCATGCAGGGAATCCACTCGGCTACAACGTTTTTATGCGTAGATGAGGCTGCTGGAGTGGATGAGGCTGTATACGAAGCAGCCTATGGCAGTATGACGAGCGCAAACGCCTACATATGCTTGATTGGCAACCCCACAAGAAGCACAGGCTACTTCTTTGACACGCACCACGTGAACAAGGGCACGTGGTACACAATGAACGTCAGCTGCCTTGACTCGCCAATGGTGAGCCCAGACTTCATCACAGAGATGAGGGACAAGTACGGCAAGGAGAGCAACCAGTGGCGTACTCGTGTCTTGGGGTTATGGCCTACGGTGGATGATGACACGGTCATCCCCCGTGGCTTAGTGGAGGATGCAGTCAGCCGTAGAGTCAAGGTTCCGCAGGACTACCCAACCATCTGGGGCCTGGATGTAGCCCGTATGGGTGCAGACAAGTCAGTGCTGGTGGAGCGTCAGGGCCGCAAGGTAACGAAGATACAGAGCTGGGAGAAGCTGGACTTGATGACCCTGGCAGACAGAGTTGACCATCTTTATCAGGATGCAGAGCAGCAGCCTATAGAAATATGCTGTGATAACATAGGTTTAGGAGCTGGTGTAGTGGACAGGTTGCGTCAGCTGGGTGTGCCAGCAATAGGCATCAATGTCAGTGAGACCCCCAGCAAGGCGGACACTTATGCCAATAAGAGAGCAGAGCTCTGGTTTACTTGCAGGGAGTGGCTTGGAGGGGAAGTAGAGTTACCAGACCACCAGCAGCTCGTAGAGGATTTGGTGGCTCCACGGTTTGAGTACAAACCCAATGGCACACTAGGGCTGGAGCGCAAGGAAGTCACAGCCAAGAGGCTCCGCAAGTCACCGGACTTTGCGGATGCTCTTTGTCTGACCTTTGCCAGCCCGATGCTGGACAGCAGTGGCTATATTCGCAACAAACGCAAACCTGAGCGCAGAAATGCAGGAGTAGTCGCATGAGCCTGACCCAATGCCCAGAGTGCCAAGGGCCGCTAGCACCACCTACAAGAGACTATCCAGCATTGCATTGCGAAGCCTGCAACAAGGAATGGTTTGAAGTTGATATCCCAGAGAAGGAATCCAATGGCTGAGTACATCCCACTAGACGAAATAAGCTTCCAAGCATGGATGGCAAACACCATCACAGAGGCTGTGGACTACATTGACACGGAGCTCTCGCCAGACAGAGCTCGTGCCATGCGTTACTACCTGGCAGAGCCCTTTGCAGACAGTGGAGACAACCCGATAGAGCAGGAAGGCAGAAGCCAGTACCAGGCAAAGGAGATACATGATGCGGTGCAGCAGTGTCTGCCCAGCATCATGCGTACCCTCTTTTCAGCTGAGCATGTAGTCGAGTTTGAGCCCAGACAGGCTGATGACATAGGTATGGCACAACAGGCAACGGAGTACTGCAACTATTTGCTCAAGGATAGACTTGATGGATATACCTTGCTGGACACTGTCATCAAAGATGCCCTCATCAAGGGAGTAGGGATTGCGCAAGTCTGGTACGAGGAGCAGGTAGAGACCATAGTACG